AGCGAGTTAATCTTTTGCCAATATGAATTTGATAAATCTTCTGTTCTCTGCAACAGATTCCTAATCCCGCTTTTTGGCCTGCGGGCATACGTCGGCCTGCGTGATGAGGTTGCCTGCACCCATGCATTGCCGTTGCCAGAAACGCCATCGACTCGACCAACTGGATCGCCGTAAGCGGTAACGGGGGTGGTCCCTGTGCTGTTTTGCCAAAGAGTACCAATTTGATCTAAGTCCCATGCAATACCGCGATGACCACCCGCATAAAGTGAGGCAATGTTCAACGAAACTGTCAATGAGACGGCGTTGGTATCCTGGCTTCCAAAAGCATTGGTGAGTCTGCATCGGTAAAGCCCGTTGTTTCCGACGAGTGCAGGATTAAATGGGATGGTCGGTGATGTTGCCCCGCTGATGTTGGAGTACGATACACCGGCGTCAGTCGAGAGTTGCCATTGGTAGGTTAGATTGAGATGAGTGTTCGGCAGAATACCACCGAGGCAGGAAATCGATAAAGAATCGCCGACGTTGCCTGATGCGGCTAGCGGTTGCGTTAGGACGACTGGGCGAAGTGGATGCAAGGCAAGTGCAATCGCTGCGTTAAGCTGAGCTGTCGACACCTCGCCCATCGGGCCAACTAATCCCTGAGGAATCCCAAAGTTAAGTATCGCGGCTCCCGATGTGCCGCTATTGGTAACGGTCGCTGCCGATCCAGGTGCAAGCGTCTGCGTTGTGCCTACTTGAATTGTGGCAGCGTCGCCCGTGTTGCCCTTTTCCCCTGTCACTAGACCGAAATCCAGAATCGCATCTTCGTTTGTTCCAACGTTCGTAACGGTTGGCGGACCTGGGAATGGAACTGAACTGACTGTACCTATTTGGACTGTTGCAGTATCGCCTTTGTCCCCTTTCAGCGAAGCTAGCCATTGCGATTCCGTGCCCACAAATCCATTGAGCACCGCAATCTCGTAGCTGTCGTACCCCTCTCGACCTACGCCTCGTACGAGGGTGCGTACTACACTCGGTGTGCGAATCGTCGTTTTGAGTGTTGCCATGGTGCTGCGTTAGGTGATTGCGGGCTTCGAAACTCGGCGGGCACAGATCGCATTGCCGTAATACAAGGGCTCGAGATCCCCACCGCCAGGCGGTGCAAAGAAAATGTCATGCACGTACTGGCTGGCCTTGTCGGTCTCGAGCTCCCCTGCAGGTATGGCCAGCGTCTGTGCGTCGCTCAGATAGAGCGTAAACTTGTTTGGCTCGATAATGGTCATTGTCGGAGTTGCGACCGGTGTACCGGTATCAAGTCCCTTTTTGCGGATCTGACAAATGACCTGGCCACCAGTCAGATCGTACGGCACCACATCGCCGTTTTCGTCCTCGAGCTCAAGCTCGAATTCAAACGGTCCGAACTTGGCACCCTGCTTGATGAGCATATCAAACGGCTCGCCGAGCCAGCCTAATACGATTCGATCGCTGTCGCAGCTCATGCGTACACCTCGTCGTATTCGCCCTCTTCGATGTCCTCAAGCTCGTCATCCTCTTCGAGATCGTCGGCGATCTCATCGAGAAGTGCATCGATCGTCGTTTGCTTGAGGCCAAGCGAGCTTAAAAACAATCCAGTGCGAGTGCGTGTCCACTCGCCCGAGGAGAAATGATTGATCGCGTCATCGATCGCTCTGGTCGCGTTGTGCATTTGCCTGCGGCTCATGTCGCGGAATTCGCCAGTCGGCTGATCCAGCTCGCTTTCGGCCTCTGCTGGTGGTGTTGTAAAACCTGCAGGTGCAGCGACTCTCGCAGCGCCTGTAGCTCCAGCGGCTGGTGCAGCGGCTGGCGGCGGCATGTTGCCCATCGGTCCACCGAGCTCGGTGAGCTGGCGGCGCCTGAGGGCCTGGCGTACCAGCTGCTGGTGATGCTCCTCGGGATCGATGTTTTGCTCAAGGAGATACTGCTCCTCGGTTTTGAGACCTGAATCCAGCATGATAACTGCGGCTGCAGCCTCTTTGCTCGGGTCGACGTGCTTGGGCGGATTCCATCGCCAATGGCGTGCGACGGGTACCTCAATCATCGAGCCAGGTGCGATCGGCACATAGCTCGAGATCATGAGTGCTTCATCGAGCCACCATTCGAAAATACGATCGAGGCATTCGAGCTCCCACTGCGATCGCTCGACGTCGATCGCCTCATAGTACGTCTGATGGTCCAGTCGGCCTGAGCTGTAATTGTATTTGCTCGAGTCGGCCAGAGCCTTATTCGCTGGCATGTGGACGCAGCGAGCGATCTCATTCAGAATCGCGTTTCTGAACACTTCGTAGGTCGTGGTCGGCTGCTCGGGTTTGAATTGGTTGAGCTTCCAGCCCTTGGGTAGACTCATCATCATGTTTCGGACGATCGGTAGCTCGAGCACATCGTCGCCAAGGTCCTCGGCTGCACCGTCATCATCAAAACTGGTGGCCTGCGTTTCCATCACACCAGCGAGATTGGCAGCGGTTTCGCTGGCTGCGATCGTGGCAAGTGTCCAGCGTCGCAAGAATGCAAACAATGGCAGAGCAGTCGTGATCTCGGGAATGCCTCGCACCTGGCCAGGTCGCTCGACTCGGAATAGGTGAATGATGTCATCCGGTGTGACGTCGATCTTATCCCAGGCTCGTAGATTCCAAATGTCGCCCGGGTGCGACTTGAGCATGTGGTAATTGATCGGATAGCCGTACTGATCAAACTCGATGCCATCGACCTGGCCATCGACGCCATCCATAAAGCCAGGTGTCGAGATCTGATCGGCTTCGATTAAACGAATATCAAGCTGCACCGGTGTGCGTAGTCGCTTGTTATAGCTCTTCAGCATAAAGACTTCGCCATCGACTACCTTGGATAGTCGCGCAGTGCGTAGCTTGGCAGCTAGATTGACGGATCGAGACCAGGCTCGCCACTCTCGCTCGATCCACCGATCGAGATCTTTATCGCCGGTGTTAAGTTGCAAGCATGGCCCGGTGCTGATCGTGTCGTTGGCTAGCGTGAGACAGATCCCTTTTGCGAATGCGTTGGCCTGGTGGCATTCGTAGCGAGCTCGCGATCGCAGTTTGCGACGCACCTCGATCGAGTTAGCGGCGGCGGCTGAGTCGTGATCGGCCCAGCTCCAATGGCGGCGGTTTTCCTCGGTATCTTGGGCTGCATCGTATTTGGCATTGAGTCGGCCTCGAGATTTCGAGGCCTGCGGCTGCGATGCTGTGAGTGGCTTACCGTATTGATCGACGAGCATTACTGTCTCCTCGTTTCGCCTACGGCAGAGCCAGGGATAAAGCGAGTCAGCAGCACGCCTCGAGATCGTCGGCGGGCGGTGCGATTGGCGTCGGCCTGTTGGAGAGCGGCGATCTGATCAGCAGCAGATCGGCCGGTGACGGTAAGCCCATCGGCAGAGACCGATTGCGGCCCCATGGCATTGGTTAGGATCGAATCAGCATTGGGTGTGGGGTCTGCAGTGCTCATGCACCGACGTTATCACAGCCCCCCCAAAATCGACGAATTTTAGATTCCAATAGCGAATCAGCCGTTCGTGGTAGCCGATCTCGCCAGAGATTGGATGTATCGCGGGCGGGCGTCCAAAGTCTGGCGACTTCGGCTACGAGGTAGATCATCCTGCATGCTTCCGCATGATGTCGGCGTAGCGATCGCGGACACTCTTGCCACTCTTCTGCGGTGATTTCCTACGAGTGGTCGGCAAGGCCTCGGCTTCGTTGGTGGCTCCCTCCATGCTGGCTGCGATTCCAGCCATGGCGACCGCATCGAGCAGGTGATTGTCGCGATTCGGCTTGAGCGACCACTCGTAAAGCGTGCGGCCCTGGCCCGAGGTCTCAATCGGATACTCGGCACTGAGATTGTCGGCAATCATGCGATGTCGGCTCGGATGAGCGCGGAACAAATGCCAGGCACCGGTAGCTGATGCGTCCATCGAAAATGACTCGGCGATAAAAGTCTTGAATCGGTTAGTGTCGATGTGCACCGCCCGAGCTCCTCGCACTTGTCGCACCGGTGGCATCCGCCAGCAAAATCCTCGTCGCTCGCCTCGCTGCTTGGGCATCTGTGACCAAGGCTTTTTCTTGGCCGTGATCCCCTCCCCTTTGCTCGGCATGAGTTTCATCGAGCCATCATAGCCATTGCAGAATTGGAAAATGGTTTCACTACGATAGCCACTATCGATGAGGCCTCGCTCGATGCGTAGCACCGTGCCATCGTTGCGTACGAATCGACGCGATGCGAGCTCGCTCGTCAGTCGCTTGAGTGCTTCGAATAATGCCTCGGCTGGTCGCGAGATTTTCAGCTTGCGTTGATAGCTCATTTCGATGTCGGCCAGCGTGACATACTCGATCCCCTGATCTGGCCATACGCCATAGTCTGTGACCAGGCCCGAGAAGTCTGAGCCAGTAGCTAGCACGGCCCACCAAAGCGATGAGCCCTGGACGTCGATACCGAGCGTGACCCATTCGGCCCAGTCTGGTAGTTCGCCTCGTTTGTGCGTTTGGAGTACTCGCAGGCAGTACTCATCGGAGTTGAGCACTTTGATGCCGGTCGATACCTCGATCTCGGGCTTGGGCTCATTGTTGTATTCCGCATCGAAAGTATCAGGATTATCCTCGCGCAGACCGTAGGCGTGTTGGATCGCCGAGATCTCGTGATCGTAATGCCGATGCTCCCACCCGCAGCGAGCCCCTTTGTCCATTGCTTTGCGATTCTTTTTGTAGAATGCAGTTGCCTTGGGGTGCGTGTCATCGCCCCCAAGGATCTCCTCGCGACGGATCTCGAGATACTTATTCCAGAGCTCATCATTCTCAGGCCAGGCATAGACCAGCTTGCATCGGCGGCCATGCCATTTCGGATTGAGTTGCCGATTGAGCAATCGATCGGCGGCATCGTTTTGCACGATGACCGTAACTGCAGCAAATCCCGAGATCCGTTTTCCGGGCCCAGCGAGACCGAGGATCGCAGCAGATAGAATCTTTTCGCGTTTCGCGCATTCGATCGCCGACTTGGCCGAGGTATCGGTCTGCGGATCGTTGACGAGCACGAAATCCGGTCGCACGGTCTCGCCATTGGGCATGAGGACCTGCATACCACGGATGCGGCCCAGGATACCGGTGCAGCGAATGGTGGCACCGGATGCGACACTACCGACCACGGTCGGATACGTGATGCTCTTTTTCGTCCATCCGATTTGCGTGCGTTGGCCCAGGCATGTTTGAGCGTTGGCTCGTTGCGTGATTCCCTCGAGCTTGCGAATCGGCACTGCGATCTCTGGAAAGTCCTCTAGTAAGAGATCGTTCGTTTCCCATTCGCCCTTGATGGTGTCGAGCGACTCCTCAGCTGCAGACTTGTCGGCCTCGACGAGCAGCACCACTTTGCGGTGGCCATACGATGTGGCCCACATGGCAGCACGAATAAGGATCGTTGTTTTGCCTGAGCCACGAGGCATTGCGATCGCAGAGAGACCGCCCTCGAGCACCTTTCGCTCGATGTCGGCGATGATGTCCAAATGGTCTTGGCTGAATGGTTTCAAAAACGATTCAGCGAAGTACGTTAGCAGATATCGCTTGAGGTCACGCTCGCAGGCCTGGCGGCGTTTGAAATTCTTAGGCCTTGGGATGCGGCCTAAATCCTTGGCGTCGGCTGCTTTTTCGCGTTGCCGATTATTGGCTCGGCGTTTGTGCTGCTCGTAACTATCGTCGTAATCGTCGGCGGCTGCTGATGGTGGCTTGCGTGGCATAGGGGGCGATCCTGTGCTTGGGTTTTGATACGCCTCTCCGAGAGAGGCTATTACGGCAGCCAGTTGTTGCGGTCTGGCGTGGCATCGATCGCAGCTGCTCGATGCGTGATCGGAGTCTCGAGGCCTTGTAACTCGGGGCTCCGCAGGCAAAGTAGTAGTAGGTCCAGCGAGGGCTCGAGTGGTAAGCTCGAGCGATCGTGCCACAATCGGGGCAGATCTTGGCTGTGCAGCGTGGTTGTCGGGTGTAGCTGTTATCGATCAAGATGAGTCGTGGATCGGTAGCGGTGTGGCTATGTTGGTGCATGAGTGGCATAGCCTCGTCCTACTAGCCAGCTGTTGAGCGTGCGTGTCGGCCGGTACCAGAGCCAGCCTGCCATCGGCTGCGAGTCTCGCAGTTGCTCGAGCCAATCGCTGATCGATTGGCCTGGTGGCAGCGGCACCGTGTAGACTCGGCCCTGAGCATGCACCACGCTATCGATCATCTGGTACCATCGTGCGATCTGATAGCAGTCGATCAGTGCGATCGGTAGCTCGTGATCATCCGAGCCCATGCATCGCACGAGATCCTGCTCGCTGTAGTGCATCACTCGGCAGCTCATGGTGATCTGATTGCCAGGCCTGGTGCGTGGCCTGCGGTTTGGCAGCTGGTGCGATCGCGTCGGATAGGGCGGGCTCGTTTGGACGTCCGGCATTTGTGCCAGGTGCTCATTGATCGTCTCGGTGTCCGAGATCCAAAGCCAGCCTGGTTTCGCAGTGCCTTTGCTCAGATGCTTGATCCAGTTCGGATGCTGCATCGAGGTCGGTGTCGGAATGGTCAGGCTCAGATTGCCGGATTGTTTGAGCAGAGCATTGATCGCGGCCCGAGTGGCTCGCGAGTAGCATTCGCCTCGAGGGAATGCGTTAATCGGTACGATCGTGAAATCGTGACCGCAGCGGGTGCGAGCGAGGATGCCGGTTTTTATGAGCCTGGCCTCAGCGATTGGCATCGTGACGCCTGGCTCTGGCCTGGTCTCAGGTGCAGTGATTTGCATCAAGACTATTCGGCAATTTTGTCAACCAATGCATCGAAAATCGATTGTTGTCGCAGTTTTTTGAGCACATCGGACATGATTTGCGAGATTCTCGACTCGCTTAAGCCCAGTATGATACCTATGTTTTTCAAAGTGGCATCGTGGTAAAACCGCAAATAGACGATGTTCTGCTCGAGCAAACTGAGTCCTTTGGTGGCGTCGCGAAATGTATCGGCCTCTTCGAGTGTGCACCGGCTGGCTTGGGCGCGTGGCTGATGATCTTTTGTCAGTGTACCGAGTATGGGGCTCTGTCGCGTTTTAACACCGACTGCCTCAAGATCTTCCTCGGTCGGTGTTTTGTGTAGCTGCTGCGTCAGATAGGCGATCGCTTTATCGCGAGCGTTTTCTTTCTTTCGGCTGATGCGTGATAGATGATCTGCATTACGAATCGCGTCGAGCATTTCACTATGGCAGCAGTGATGAATCCAGCTGGTCAGTTTACCGTGCTCTGGTTTGTGACTGCGGATCGCTCGCAGCAAACCGACTTGGGCAGCGCTCTCGATATGATCAAGATCCCATTTGCCGCACTTTCGAAAGAGCTTGGCGGCTAGATTCTTCGCCAGCGATTGATACTGCTCAGCGAGTTCTGCCTCGCGTTGGGGATCGGTTTGTTTGGCTCTCATGCCCGTAGGCTAGCGGTTTTCGAGCGTACCGGTCAAGCAGCGTTTAATCAGCGTCGTTTTTCTTTGGCCTATTGGCGGGCGGTCGCTCACTGAGTTGCTTGGCAATCTTGGCCGGTAGCATCGCTTTGGCAGCCTCGCCAAGCCAAGCAGCCAGCGTGAGCCCCTCTTTGGATGCAGCCTCTTCGAATGCGGCCCACCAGTCCTGGGGCTGCGTGATGTGTCGACGTTCGTTTGTCATGCGAATACCTCATCTAAGTATGGTGCCGATTCGACTTGCTCGCGTGTCCAGTGCTGCGCGTCAGCATACGCCTTGACGTATCCACCCTCGCCTCGTCGATCGATCCCCTCGATTCGGCCCACTGCGATCGTGTTTCGCTCGCCAGCGTGGCGGAATACCAAGTGCCTGCCTCGCCTGGTGCGTTGGCCCATGGTGCTCTCGATACCGAGATCCGCAGCGATCTGTATCGCCTCGTCGGAATCGCAGTCGATAACCGTGATGCCCGAAATGTGGCCGGTGACGATCGCCGGTGCAAAGGGGTTGTCAATAAACCATTCTTTGAGTTCCTCCACCGAAGCGTAGACGTACTGGAATTGTTTCCAGAGCCTGGCTGGTCGCTTTTTGTCGAGGCAAAGAGGGATGACGCTAAAGCCCTCACTGATGAGATGGTAGGCCAATGCAAAATTGGGGTGGCTCATGAATTGCTCGAGCAGCTGCTCAGCTCGCTCGTGATCGTGCTCGCCAGCGATCGAATAGCAAATTTCGGTTAGCGTCATGGTTTGTCCCTCATTAAATGACGATTGCGGGTGGCGTGCAAATAACTATACCCATAGTTACCGGCAAGGGCAATAACTATGGGTATAGTTTCGGGATGGAATTTAGGGAATTTATGATGCGTCCTTTATGGCTTTGTCTTTTTCGGCGTCGGACAATCGAGACCAAGCGAGCTGCTTGTAATGATCGAGCTCGCTTTCAAGCTCGGCAATCCGTTGCTCTAGCTCCTCGATCGTTTCGGCTTGCTCTTTCTCGCGTCCTGTGCAATCGCAGTTCATCGACTTGTTACCGCAGATGTTACAGCTCATGCTGGCTTCGTCGGGTTGGAATTACTTGAGGCCACAACAAACATTTCATCATCAGGCCTGATGTCATTCAAATCGATAGCCCACAAAAACATCTTCTGATCGTATTTGTCGGCCAGCGAACATCCGATATGGCCACGAGGCAGCTTCACGCCTTTTTCGCTGGTCATGTAAAACAAAACTGGGATCATGCCACGTGCTAGCACTTGGTAGTCAGCCCAGCTGCCGTGAAAATCCGTGTTGCACGTCACCTCGGTGCGTACAATGTCGCCGATGCAAATCATGCGGCCGTTGCTGTCTCGCAGCCCTGTCTCAGATCCGATCGCCGGATAGAAAAAATCGCTCATGCGTTGGCCTTTCGTGTTGCTAGCTGTGGGCATGGTGGTAGCTGTTTGCGCAGCTCGTGCCATTTGTGGCCTCGCTCCTCGGCGAAGCGTCGGATCGTGCCTCGGTAGTAGTCGGCCTCGTCGCGTGCATGAGTCTTGGCGGATCGCACGAACTGCCGCACCTGGTGCAGGCCCTCGAGAAGCACGGCCGCACAAGCGACCTGCCAGCAGTGCTCTCGCTCCTCGCGACGTCGATCGAGCGATCGGATCGATTCAGCCAGCATCTTAGCTCCGGTCTCGATGTCGCGGCGTTGCTCGGCGTTGATCGCGAAAGTTGTTTCGTGAACATCGTCGACGACGACGACCGGCTGCTCGGCTGCTGTTGGTTTCGCGGCCTCTGTCGGAGTCGTCGGAGATAATGGATTATTGGATTTATCGGATATAAGGAGAGGATCGTCGGTGCGGTATACCTCGCACCCATCCCTGCGGCCATCGGTGCGGTATACCGTGCGGCCATCCGTGCACCCATAGTCGCGGTATAGCGCATCGGGGCCAAAAGCACCATTTTGGGGGGCGGTTTTTGGTTCGGATTCGACCAGGTAAAACGGTCGCGGCTTGGGACTCTTGGCGAGTATGTTGACCGTCTCCATTTGGATCTCGATCATCACTCCTGCGTTTTGATTTCGAGCGTTCCGCACTGTGGTACGTGTGATGATGCCAGCGGCCTCAAGTCTGCTCAGTGCTCGGCCCACTGTCGACTCGCTGCATTGCAGGCGATCGTGCTGTGCGAGTTCTTTCTTAGATCCGATCCACTGCAGGCCTGTGCAGCCCATGGCGAGCGCTGAAGGTGAGCCAGCGAATACGGCCAGCATGCCTGCGAGCTCGTGCAAGTGCTCGCCCTCCTGAGCACCGATCTGCTCAGCGGCGAGCTGCATCTTGCGAGCTCGATCGGCACGAGCGGCGCGTATCGCTGCCGCTTCATCCTCGCGAGACTCGAAGCCTAGTTTGAGTTGTTGAATGGTCATTTCGATGTCCTAAACGTCGTGTTGCGGTTTTCGAAGTGGTGTTGTAAATCCTGTTGTAAATCGATACTTTTTAGGCCCTGTTTCCCAAGGAAAAATAGTCTTAGTAAGACTCTTGTTTATTGGGTTTTCGATGTGCCTTTTTGCTCAACTCAGTGCGTAGAATGAGCGAGCGACCCGAGAGAATCTCGGTCGATATAGGCAAGAAAAAATCTATTGCGATTGTGGTCTCGCGTTTTTGATTCGCGTCGCTTGCCAGTGCTGTTGAATTGTCCGAGGCTACTCGATTTGTAGCCTCTCTCAGAGCGTAGCTACTCGCTCGTGAGAGTGGCCGAAACCATT